GATTCTTATGATCAGTCTATTTCTAATGCTGATCTAGAACCTGCTGTAGTATTAAAAATGAATGGCAGAAAACCCCTTATTGTACTTGACTTCACTTCATTTTTAGGTATAATAAAACAAAACAACAAAGGAGAATAATAATGGTTACATTTTATACCGAACTTACAGATGAAGAGCTAGAACTTATGGCAGAAAAAACAGAAGAAGAACAGCAAGAAGCTATACACAATCTAGTAGTGAAAAGAAAAAAATTACTAGAAACTGGTTTACCTGAAGATGATGAAGAGATAAAAGGATTAGATGAATTGATAGGCAATATATAATGTCAGATGATCCGATAGATATATTTAATTCTGTATCTGTGATAATTACCCCACATAAAAAAGGATTTACATGTGGGGTAATAGATTCTAAACCACCTGAAGATAGAGACATATGTTCTTATATAGCTAAAGGTTTAATTAGATTTGTTACAACTAATGCTGACATAATATATGAAGAGGGCATGCAAGGTTTTTATGAAGATGATATAGAACATGGTAAGAAAAACAACAAAGATAATGTTGTTGATCTATTTAATTTTAAAAAAGGAGACTTAAACTAATGACAACTCACTTAGTAATAGGAGACCCCCATTGTACACCTCATGCTAGTAACGAAAGATTTACTTGGGCAGGACGAATGGCAAAAGATATTGGGGCAGATAAGATAATATGTATGGGAGATTTTGCAAGTATGGACTCTCTATCTAGTTGGGATAGAGGTAAAAAATCCTTTCAAGGTAGGAGATATCGTAAAGATATTGGACATGCCCATCAAGCCTTAGAGTTATTTAACAATGCTATGGGCAACCATAAAGCAGAGATGCACATGACTTTAGGTAATCATGAAGATCGTATTGATCGTATGGTAGAAGATAATCCAGAGCTTGAAGGTGCTATATCTATTGATGACTTAAAGTATCCAGACTATGGCTGGAATGAGTATACTTATAGATATCCTGTAATTATAGATGGGGTACACTATTCACATAATTTTCCTAGTGGTATTATGGGATCGGCTATTTCTGGAGAGAATATAGCTAGGACTTTATTAAATAAGAATAAAGTATCATCTACTGTAGGGCACTGTCATCTTCTAGACTATGCTGTAGGTGCATATCCAACAGGTAAAAAGATAATGGGACTATCTGCAGGATGTTACTTAACACACAAAGAATCATACGCATATAATACACAACGAATGTGGTGGAGTGGACTGATAGTTAAACGCAATGTTAAAGGTGGAGAGTACGATATAGAAATAGTAAATGTAAAGGAAGTAAAAAGAAGATATGGAAGACCTAGTAAATAATCCTAATCACTATAGGCAGTCGTCTACTGAGACTATTGACATAATTAAATCTTCTATGACTGTAGAAGAGTTTCATGGATACTTAAAAGGTGCATGCATGAAGTACATGTCTAGGTATAAATATAAAGGAAATGCCATTCAAGATTTAGAAAAAGCAGAATGGTACTTGAAGAGACTAATAAAGGAGGTAAAAAACATGAAATCAATTTAAAGGGGTCAAACTTGCACGTACAAACAAATGTGTGCTATATGATATAATCGTATCACCCATACATTATTCGTTAATATTTACTATATCTAAACAAGAAAAATTTTAATAAAAGGAGAATAAAATGGCAGAAAAAACTACAGAAGAACAAATGCAAGAGGCTAATAGATTAGCTGAGAAACAATATATAATATCTGGATCTCAAGTACAAAGTATACTAAGATATCTGTTTACTAGACCTTATGGTGAAGTAGTACAGGGTATTGAAGTTCTATCTAGAGGATTAAAAGAACTAGATCCAAACATTGGGGCTGACTTTGTAGCGAAGAATGCAGATGGCAAAAAATAAATCACATCTGTTTGGAATGAATATCCATTTGACTGGTTCAAATGAGATAGCAATCAACTTAGATTATCCAGAGCCAAGTGTTGTGCAACAGGAACTAAATGATATAGAAGAAAAGTTTCATGCCAACATATTGGCTGCGGTAATCAGGCATTGTAAAAGCAATGCTGAAAAACTTAATTACGAAATAAAAGATTTAATAGAAAGGTTATAATGGATAACGTGGCTAGAATGGAAGTACCAAATAGAATGAGAAGTAATACAGTACGTATGGATATAGATGATAGAAGAGTAGTAGCTATAGTGGACTACACTATAAGCTCTGGAGGAGTAACGCCTATGGCTATTTGGGTTAAGATAAAACCAAATGAAAGTACTCTGGATAGAGAGCTTAGAGCATCTGGTAAGGCAGTGTCTTTACTGTTGCAGTATGGATGTAGTCTTAAAGAGATAGCAGAAACTTTTACTAAAGACTCTATCATAGGTGCAGCTGTTGTGTACATACACAAACATATAGAAAGTATACTATCGGGTGAAGACTTAGAAGGTAAGGTTCCTAGATTAAGTACCGATCCGTATAAGATTAAGGAGTAATTATTTATTTAGTTTTGCTTTTTCTTTTTCTATATATTCAGGAGAGAACTCTAAAATCATACGATCAGGCTTCTCTCTTGAAAAAGCCTGTGCATACTGATCAAATTTTGAAACCTTATCGGAATACTTTTTTCCTTTTCCAGCAGCATATAGTGCTATTTCATCAAGGTATCTCTCATTAAATCTTAAATTAAATAACATCTCCGCCTCTTTTATTTTATTGGATGGTATTGTTTTTCCCTTATAGCCTAGCTCTTCTCTTACTTCATTAGCTACAGCAAATCCTACTTTATTATTATTCATATCCATGGTATTATCTTTAGCTTCAGCTTGATCTAATTTTCTGAAAAGACTATATATTGGAACTTCTCTTCCTTGAGCCATAATTTCACTTTGTAGTGTGCCATCTCGTAAGTTAGTAAATCCTGATATGTACCCATGCTGATACGCATCTCTAAGAGATCCACTTATATCATCACCTGCAATATTTTTAGGAAGATCTAAAGTTTTTCCTTTAAGTGTTGGTACAATTTCGTTATTAAATTTTCTTTTAATTAAAGCCTGTGTGTAAAGAGTACCAACTCCAGTTATTTGTGCAGCTGTCCCTGTTATATTAGGATTATCTGATAGATACACAACATCTTCTCTTTGTTCATCTGTCATAAAACCAGTAGATGTATCTTCCATAGATACAGTTGACGACAATTCAGGTGTAGGAGTTTTAGTTTTTTCCATAAGCCCATTAACTACATCGTTAGGAAGTATAGAAAATCTGCCATTTCCTGTAGGCACTAACATTTCTGGACCTTTTTCTCCTACTACTATAGGATTATTTATTTCTTTATCATCCATACCATCAGCCGCATACATAACAGGCCGTGCAGCTAGTGTAGGTTTTACCTCACCTTGTTGAACGGTACTTACATTTTCTATATCTCCAGTATCTTCAACTTCAGGTCTTTTTACAAGTCCTTCTTTTGCAGATGCTTGAGTTTGTTGCTGTTCTTTAGTCTTAACAGATATTCTTTCATCTTGTAATAAAGGTAAAGGCTTAAACAAATAGTCTTTAACTATCTCTCCTGTAACCAATGGGCCTTCTTTTACTTTTTCTGCTATAGGAGTTAGCTTATTATCTAACTCTCTTTGCGTCATAGTTTTTTTTGGTGCTAATGTGTCTGGCATTTTGTTCTCTAGTTAAGTAATGGATTATTTAATTGTATTTTTAGTTCTTCTAATTTAGCCTCAAGATAGTCTAATGCAGCACCATTAATTTTAATGTCTGCCTTTAGTCCTTCTATACTTTTATTAACTTCTGTAAGATCTACTGTTTGATTAACTGTAAATTTTTTGTTTTCTATAGCGTCTAGTCTTTGGTTAAACGTACCCCAGGTGTAAAACCCACCTCCAATTGTACATATTAAAGTTATGAGTAGCCCTACCTTTTGTAATTTTTCAATCATTGTCTTGCCTCCATTAATGCTTTTAATTTATAGTATGCTTTATCTGTTTTATCACGAGCTTTATTTACTTTTATACTATGTTGTGCAACAGGATCTATAGCTACTAGTGATACTTGATTATTATAAATAGTTTTATCATATCCTGCTAATACTATCTGTTTAAAAAAATCTTGATTACCTTTAGGTAACTGACGACTGTCAAACATAGCAGCATTAATAGTACCGTAGCTGGATATATCCACTTGATTAGATACCATAGCTCTATTTACTAATTCATTAACTACTAATAAAGTAGCTTCAACTTTTTCTATCTGGCTTTGTACTTTGTCATCAATATATTTTTCAACTGCAACTACATCAACAGATACTTCTGACTCTTCTTCTACAACCTCAACTATATCTTCTTCCACTGGTTCTTCAATAGGTTCTGGTCCTGATTCTTCAACATCTGCCTTGACAACTTCTTCTTGTTTTGGACTATCTGTTTCTTGAATTGGTTGCTCTGCAACAACTTCTTCGCTACTGGGTTGCTCTTCAATTGGTTCATCGTTTTGTTCCACCATTTCAATAGGATCGGCATCTGGTTCTGGAGTTGAGGGTTCATCATTTGTTGTTGTCTCCACAACAGGCTCAGTATCGTATGCATCAATTAATTCTTCCGTTGTAATTTCTTCTTCAATCATAGATGTTTCCACTGGTATAGATAATACTTCAACTGTATCTACATCAGGAATTATATCTACTGTTTCTATACTTAGTATTTCTATTTCAATTTGTGGTTCATCTACTTCTATAATCTCAGGCTCATATGTTATAATGGGTAAATCTATTTCAATTTCAGGTGTCTCTATATCCTGTATTATAACTATTAAATCATCTTCTATATTTACA